CTAAAGTCGCAATATCTATTAACGAGGTTTTAAGGGATTATATTGGTCAATTCATTTACACTTATGAAAAATACATAGTACCAGAAATCGAAGATGAAGGTAAAAAGTATTCAGAAGTTGAAATTGAAGATGTGACTAGTCTTAATCTAATGGACCATTTCGAGTTTGAAAACATTAACAAACTCAACACGTTTCTTTATAAAGAAGCACCTCTAGAAATTTTTGGTCATGCAGACTTGATGTCAGACGGACTTATGATTCATTTTAATCGTTTTTTATCAGACATTAAAGACGATGAAGAACATGAAATTGAGTTGGTTAGTCGAGAAGTTGATAAAAGCATCCCATCAACCTTTTTCTTTTTATCGAAAACTGGTTGTTTAATCGACAAAATAAGATTCGTTAAAAACAATGAAGACGAATGGGGTGATGCTGATGTTTTAATCACCGCAAATTCATTTGCTTTATCTGATAAACCAAACGGAAAAATATCAGTTAAAATTAAATCACCATACAATAAAAATTTAACTGGTGATTATGAAATCGATTCTTTATTAGATTTCATTAACGACGAAGATTTCAGAAATAAAATTTTAAATACAAAAACAACAACTTATGAAGAACTTTGATAGTATGCTAGACTTTGGCGGTTCTGTTTATTTTTTAGATGTTAATAAATTTACAGAATTAATTAAAATGGACCATCCAAACGGTGATGTGATTATTGAATCAGTTATAAAAGAAATTAAAGATGCAAAAGGTAAAACAATAACATCTGAAGTTATCACCACAAGAAGAGAACGAGATATGTACATTCAACAAACCATGTATGAATTATTTAGAGAAATGATTGACATAGTTTTAAGTGAAACTAACGAAATGGATGAAGAATTAGGTTCAGAAAGAGCCTTAAATAAAAGCGATATTTCATATAAAATAGCTTTTAACACATTAATACGCTACAATATTTTAGTAGAAGTAGTACAATAAATAAACAAAAAAATGGAAGAACAAAAAAACCAAACTGAAACCCAAATTACCCAATTAAAAGATGTTATTGGGAATTTAGAAAACAAAAATTTTAAATTATACTTTTTTACGTTAGACACCAAGGGTAACCCAACAGCGGGTATTGCTAACATATATGAGCACGTAAAAATATTAAATGGATTAGGTTACAACGCTTATATCCTTCACGAAAAAGACGACTACAAATTTAGAGGTGACGAAAATGGTCAAGGACTTGCTGATTGGTTGGGTGAAGAATATGCTCAATTACCGCACGCCTCTATTGAAGGACAAGAATTATTAATCAGCCCATCTGATTTTATTATTATCCCAGAAATTTTTTCTAACATTATGGACCAAGTTAAAGGGTTCCCATGTAAAAAAATTGTTTTATCTCAAAGTTATGATTACATGTTAGAATTATTACCTATTGGAAAAAGATGGGATTTTGATTTTGGTTTTAATGATGTAATTACAACATCTAAAAAACAAGCTAACTACGTAAAAAGTTTATTCCCATCTATAAAAACACATATCGTTCCAGTATCAATTCCAGAATACTTTAAACCTAGCGGTAAACCTAAAACACCAGTTGTTGCGGTGTTAACTAGAAATGCTGGAGATGCTACTAAATTGGCAAAATCTTTTTATCTACAGTTCCCTATTTACAAATGGGTGACTTTTAAAGAATTAAGAGGGCTCTCAAGAGAAAAATTTGCATCTGAATTGGATAAATGTTGTTTAGCAGTATGGATTGACGACCAATCTGGTTTTGGTACATTCCCACTAGAAGCAATGGAATGTAACACCCCAGTAATTGGAAAAATGCCAAATATGATTCCAGAATGGATGGAAACAGAAGAATCTAATGGCGAGATTTCAGTTAAAAATAATGGTGTTTGGACCAATACTACAACCAACATCCCAGAACTAATCGCGACTTATTTGAAAATATGGTTAGAGGATGCTGTACCAAGTGATTTATTGGAAGGCATGGCTGAATCTAGAGGTCAATACACTGTCGAAAATCAAAAGAATTCGATAAATGAAGTATATGGTGCTATTTTTGAAAATAGAGCCTCAGAATTAAAAATAACTTTAGAGAAATTGGAAGACACTCTTAAAGAAAAAGAAAACGCTTAATAAAATATGGAAAATAAAAGTAATATATCGGTAATTTTACCGATTCACGAATTAAACGATGTTACCGAAAAAACATTAATCAACGCGATTAAAAGTGTTGAATTACAAATTGTAAGACCAGATGAATTAATTATCGTTATACCTAAAGGTAGCGATGCTTTCAAACATGTCAAAAAAATGGATATGGGTGAAATTAAAGACATCGTAACAATACTTGAAAATGATGGTGAAACAGATTATTGTTCACAAGTTAATTTTGGTATTTCAGCGGCAAAATCAGAATGGGTTTCAGTATTAGAATATGATGACGAATATGCTAAAATTTGGTTTAAAAACGTTGTTGAATATAGAGACGCTCATTCTAATGTGGACTTATTTTTACCGATTGTTATCGATGTTGATAACAATGGTCAGTTTATTGGTTTTACCAACGAAGCAGTTTGGGCTAACAGTTTTTCTGATGAGTTAGGTGTTCTAGATAACAATGCTTTGTTGGCTTACCAAAATTTTAATATTGATGGTATGGTTATCAGAAAATCAACTTTCGAAGAAATGGGTAAACTTAAACCAAGTTTAAAATTAACTTTTATTTACGAATTCTTATTGCGTTTAACATTCAAAGATGTTAGAGTGATGACAATACCTAAATTCGGTTATAAACATGTTAACCAAAGACCAGATTCGTTATTTGCTTCATACAAAGAAACAATGAACCAATCGGAAGCAAAATGGTGGTTACAAACAGCTAAAAAAGAATATTATTTCCAAAATGATAGAAAAATAACATATGAAGTTTAATAATGACAAATGGCTACTAAACGAGGACGCAAAAGAACAAACGAAATGTATTTTGGTCCAGAAGAAGAAGAAGCTGTTGTCAAATTTTTAGAATCAACCGATACTAATGAACGAAACTCAATATTCAACGAATGGCTTAAAGCCCCGTTGGATAAAATGATAGAAGCAATCATCAGGAGATACAAGCTATATAGAAAGGGTGAAACTTATGAAGAACTTCATAGTGACACCGTTTCTTTCTTGATGACAAAAGTACATAAATTTGAAGCTGGACGAGGTAAAAAAGCCTATTCATACTTTGGAACTATAAGTAAAAACTACATTTTAGGTTTATTAATCAAAGACGAAAAATATTTGAGGCAAACTTCTTCTTACGAGGATATGGTAACATATTTCGAAGATAGAGAAGATTTGAGTTATGTTATTGATAATGATAATTTTGTTATGGACGAATTTATCCTAAAATTGATACACGGGATAAAAGAAGAAATGGACGATGAAAATTTACCACCAAAAAAGAAGTTAAACGATAACGAAAGAAAAGTTGGTTATTCTTTAATTTATATATTGGAAAACTGGGAAGTCGCATTTGAAGGATTTGACGGTGGTTCAAAATACAACAAAAACTCTGTTTTAGAAACAATGAGGAATTATACTAATCTTACAACAAAAGATATAAGAATATCAATGAAAAGATTTAAAGATTTGTATGAATTCCTAACAAAACAAGGCTTATAGATATTTATAATAAAAACTAATTATTATGCCAGCAAGAAAAAGAAAACACGATGTTAAAGTAAATGACAATGAATCATTAGAAGGTCTTATGCAAGAAACTTACAACGATACATGTTTACAAATAAACGATGTTCAAAGAACAATTAACGAATTAACCACTGGTTCAAATCCAGAAGGTGTTGATGATTTGACTAAAATAGCGAAAGAAAAGGGTAATTTACTTAAAGTAAAAGATTCAGCAATTAGAGTTAAACTTGAAATTGCCAAGTTACAAAGCGATATAATTAAAAACAGAGGAGACGCCAATGCCGCTATAGCTGAAAGAGGTGACAGTAAGGTATCTCTTAGTGATTTTAAGTCAATCAGGGAAATGTTAAAAAAAGGGCAAGACATCAATAATGAATTAGATGGATAATGGATATTAAAGATAAAAAACAAAAAGTTTTTGGTGAGATAGCGGCAGCTAAAACATTAACTACTGATTTGGTTAATTTACAAAAACAATTAACTAGTCAGATATCTGGGTTGATAAATTCGTTCCCCTCGATTAATAATGGGAATGATATTATATTGTTTCTAACCGATTTACTTAAATCTCTAGTTGGTCAACAAGAATTTATCAATGTCATTGTTGAAACATTAACAAAATATTTAGATAAATTTGAGAAGGGTTTAAAAAAAACAATAAAAACAGTGTTAAAAAATATTATCTCATGTGGTTTAAACCCAAGCATTCCAAGTTATTTAAAGTCAAGTGGTAGTGGTGTTATAATTAGTGTTGATAAAATAGATTTCTTTGACCAATTAAAATCAGACCCAAACTCACAAATTGGTGGGTTATTATATGGTGATGTTACACCATTATTATTCGACAGTACAGACTTTAACACTTTTTTATATGCCGTGATTCAAGACCCAAACGTTACACATACATGGCAAGGGATTTTAGATGTAAAATTTGTGGAAAACGGAACGGGTAACATACCAAATAATTCATTGGTGGTAAATGTAAATCAAGCTTATGATAACAAATCAATTGTAAATCTTAATGATGATTATGTTGATTCTATAAAAATTATCGACGCTAAAAAAGTAGTTAATCAACTTATAGATATTTTATTTGGTACCATATCATTTCAATTAAATAAAACTAGAAAACAACTACAACTTGAAGCTGAAATTAATGATGTTATAGAACGTTTAGCTAACGCTGGTGTAAATGACGAAATAAACGATGATTATTTTACTTTCACAAATTCTGAAGTGGCCAGACAACAAGAAGTTGCTGACAATAGAAGAAATGGTATCATTAAAGTAAAAACTAGTGTTGAATTTGACGCGTCAACACCAATACAAGTATTAACCGATTTCACGAATAATTATAATCAAACATCAAGTTTAGTAGAAGAAAGAACCCTTTTAACCAATACATTAAATAATATTTCTGATAATTTGGCAGAACAAACACCAAATAATGAAGACAAACAAACAGTTAAAATAAGTTTTGCTATTGATATGATTAAAAATTTAATTAAATCGTTAGCAAATATTTTAATTTCACCAAAAATTATTATAATATTTTTGATAAATTTTAAAATAATATACGGACCAACAGCTGAATATACAGATGGTAAAGATTTTATAAAAAAGAATCGAGAATTATTTAATGTTTTATTTATAATGTTAGAAAAAGAAGTGGTTAAGATATTAATGTCATACGCCATGAAAGAAGCTACAAAATTAGCGGCGCAAGTTATTGCGTCTAAACAATATGAAAAGGTACAAAATAGAAAAAACCAAATTTTAAGTCTTGTTGGTGTTGGTAAAGAAAAATTACAAAAAGCTGTAGATGCAGTTAAAAATTTAATATAATGAGTGAAGTAAGTGATTTAAGTAAAAATGCTAAAGAAAAATTTTCAGAAATAAAAGACACCGCTGAAAATATTTTTGATTTATCGACAATGCAAGGTGTTTTAAATATGATATTATCTGCCTTTAAATTACCACAAATACCAGCTGAACCATTACCACCACCACTTATAATGGTTGGTGCTCCGTTAAGACCTGGTATTTCTAGTAAAGAAATTGCTTCTAGGATTATCACCAGACAATCTGAAGCTGGTTTACCTGTCGGTGATGTGTTTGCGGATGGTCCTAATTCTACTGAAGCTATGTTAGCTATTCAGTGTGAAGAGATGATAAATTCATTACTAAATGAAAGTGTTGTAAATGTTGTAATACCTCCTGGTACTGGTATTATAGGTTTTGGTGTTGGAAACTTAGGTTTACCGATAGTAATACAAGGGTCTACAACAGCTATGGCTATTGGTAATGGTATAATTAGATAAAATTATGTACGAAGATTTAGAAGAAAAATCAAACAATGAAATTTTGTTTGGGATAAAACAAATGGAAGCCGATTACGAGGCGTTAAAATTAAAGATGGTTCAAGACTACGATAAATTAATTGAAATCGAAAAACGTTTTGAGGTTGCTAATAAAATTATATTAAAAAGACTTAAAAAAGAAGCTTAATGTTAGGAGGAACTAATAGATTAACTAGAGGTAAAAAATCAGGTTACGAAACTTCACCCACTTTTCAATATTTAAAGTTTGGTGAGGTTATGAGTATTGATGACCCATTAGGTCTAAACAGAATTAAAGTTTGGATTAAAGGTTCAGT